ATGGCCTGCGCGTTGATGCTCTGAATCTCAGTAGCCGTGCGCCGGTCGCTACCTCCGCTCATCACGCTCCCCATCGCGTAGTCCGGACTCCCGATCCGGTTCTCCGCCACCGCTCGCGTCTGGTTCAACTCCTGATCAAAGCTTACCGGCGGCTGCGGCATCTGAACCGGGGCCACACCATAGGGGAGAATCTGTCCCGGCTGGAACCGCAGGTTGATGCTGTTGGGCAACTCCCGCTCCGCCCGGAACAGCGGGCGGTTGTACAGGGTCATCGCATCATGCTTATGATTCCACATCGATGTCATGCTCAGCTCGAACGGAGCCAGGATCTCGCACACGCCTCTTGGGCTGAACCAACCCTTGTCCTTGATCTCATACGGGAAATCCACGAACGGACATTGGCCATGGTCATAGGGCAGTTCCATGGGATCGCGCAGATCCAGATCCACCGCCGCGGGGCTATAGAGATAAACCTCCCACACCCCGTCATCCCGCTTCCGATAAACCTCCCAAATAATCACGCCATCGGTGTTCGTGGTGTAGGTGATACCCTCTCTCAACTGCTTCGCATCATTCTCGGTCGCCGCACCCGGAATATTATCATCCTCCTGCGGGTTACCCCGGATCTTCTCGATCGTCTTGTTATCCGCCTTCCAACCAAACTGGCCGGCCATCCGCTTGTACGCATTGACGCTCATCGGCATCACATGCACCAGCCAGTCCGCATCCTGCAAATCGGTGGTATACGCCGGCACCACAATATACATCGGGTCCACCGCCTCGAACCCCACCCGCTTATCACCCGGATTCCAGAAGCACTTCATCACCCCGCGCCCGCTCATCAGGGTGTAATCGACCCAACTCAACACCTCATCCACGAAGTTGGTCTTATCCCGAATCTTGTAATTGAACCAGTCCTCAGCCACCCGCGTATACGAATTCAACTGCTGGCGCATCGGAACGAAGCTGGCCACTACATCCATCCCCAGTGCCTGCTGGAGGAACAATGGCTTGAGCTTCTCGATCGCCGTATCGATGAGCGGCCAATGCAGATCCGCGGCTTTGGGCCATGGCTTATTGGTCCGGCGCAACCCATGATGGCGCAACTCATACCACCTCGTCTGCCGCAGCTCCCACGGACTACGTTGGCCAACAGCCTCAACTATCTGGCCCTGTAACGAGTTCCGCTGTTTGTCGTTCATCATAAAAATCCTCCCCCTTTCCTATCCCCCAACATCACAACCAGCAAGCGCAGACCCTTTACCATCCCCCTCAATCGCCCCCAGCTCATCCTCCATCCGCTCCAGCAAACTCCTCCCATCCTCGCCCAGAGCCTTCATGTAATCATCCATCCGCTTCCCCCCGGATCCGCAGAAGGCCAGTACCACCGCATCCGCCCTATCCGGACTATTCACCCCGCGGGCTCGCAGCTCGTCCTTCCCCTCCAGGGTCAGCTTGCCCTTCCCATTAGTCCGCACCTTCCGACTCACGAACTGCTGGAGCAGCACCTCATCCGTACCCACCGGCCCCAGGTTCACTGTCCCCTCCTCCACCATCCGTCCGAACTCGATCCACATCTCCGCCGCACGGTTCACGAACTGATCATCCCGTATCGCTCGCTCCCCGAAGTTCACCCGCCGCACATCCCACCCCTCCGCCCTCAGCGCATCGCACATCACCACACCCATACCACCCACATCCGCGTAGATGTCCTCCGCCTTCAGCTTCCATTTGCGGAACTCGCTGATGAACCGCCCCACACTCGCCATCGTGTCCTTGTCCCGCCATCGGATCAGACCCTTCACCGTGTTCCCTTGTCTCACCACCATCACGCTCTCGTCGCCGCCGGCTGAGAAGTCGCAACCCGCGGTCAGCCGATGCCCCTCGGTATCCTCCTTGGGTGGGCCACTGACCAGCTTCTGCCAGTCGGCGGTTCGTACAGCCGTCAAGCTCCCATCATCCTCCATGAACTCCGCGTAGATCATCGAGCGGACCAGCGGGTGGCCCTCTCCCCATCGCGCGAACTGATCATCTATCCACTCCTTCCGGATATGCGGGCAATCGAAAGCGGTAACGGTAAATGTCTTCCACTTACCGTCATTCCGCCGGAATACATCGTAGAAATACCCGCTGCTCCCACCAGGGCTACTCATCAGCAGCGTCCGCGTCGGCTGGCACCGCTCCATCGACTGAAATATACCATCCGGAACCGCCTTCGCCTCGTCCACAATGTACATCAGGTCATTGCTCGGACCCTGCACATGCCAGCCCTCAGCCTTCTCCGGATTGCTCGCGCTGAAGCCGATGCAGCGACTCACCAATTGTTGGCCATCAACCAACCTCGGGTATACATAGCGGATCTCTCCATCCTTGATCGAGAAACCGTTCTCCTCGCCACCCAAGCCATTGATCATCTTCCGCAGATGCGGCCACAACGCATCCGCCACCTGTCGGTACACACCAGCCGTACACACCACCAGACTCCCCGGCCAGCGAAGCATGTGCCAGATGACAGCACTCGCCGCCACCATGCTCGTCTTGCCCGAGCCGTTCGCCGCTTTGAGAGCCACCTTCGCGTGCTTCTCGTTCAGAGCCCCAAGCACCGCCTTCTGCCACGCATAGGTATCGCGTAGGCCAAGCATCATCTCAGGGAAGTTCGAGAGCTGCTGCGCCTCCTCCAATAGCTTCCGCTGCTTCCAAGCAGGGATATGCGAACCCATGCCGAGTGAAGGGGATTTCTTGCGCTTAATTTGCTTGACTGCCATAAAATTGTGGCGGGTACGGGGAGGGGGTATCAGGTATCACCCCACCCCCCTCGTGGGGGTCCCCCCTACCCCGTGGTTCTATGCATTGGACTCCTATCCATGGATCCTCTATGCAAATAGCGGCTACTACAATAGCGGCTTATCCTATTTCGCTTGTCCACCGAATGCCCCGAGTAGTGACCCGCTAACTGACAATTCCTTTCCTTTGGTAGTGTGATCCAATTGAGCGCGAGCGACATAGCCTCTCGTTCGCTCGAGCAACCACGCAGCACCCTGCCATCCATTGGATGCATCGAGAACCCTTCCTTGCATTTCAACCTCCCCAGTGACGCGAGCCGATTCAAGCTCCCGTTTGAAGTCCGGATGGCGAGACAGATAAGCTCCCCACCCCGCAGGGTTCCCACACGAAAAACCGCATAGCACGGCAACTCTGTCTTCTGGCATCCCCAGATACGCAGCACGTAGCGCTGTTTTTTTCTGTTCGGAAGAAACGGACTTTTCAGGCCTCCCCACCTTCTTTCCATTCCTGGTAACTTTCCCCATGACTTCCTTCCCTTCCTTTCCCTTCGGCATCCCGTCACTTTGCCACGCAAAGTAAACCCAGTCAATGCATCGGATTTTTCTTCACTTTGGAGTTGCCGAACGCTGACAAGGGTGTTCTCCTTTGCGTGCGCCCTCTGAATATGGGCATCCAAAACTCATGAAACACCGCATCCCCCCTAAACTCCACGGGCCCCTTTGCCTGCTTGGATTCATCGCCATCATCGCCATCACGGCCCTCATCGAAGCAATTGGAGGTCTCCAATGATTCTCTTTCGTTGTTCGGGCTTCCGTTCGGTTCGTGCCCTTGGCATTTACGACGCCGCTGAAATCTTCGCTCGCCGCGCCGCTCGCCGTGCCTTCGGTCGCCGCGGTATCGTCCGAACCCTAGTGGAAGACTCTTACACTAGGAACCTTTCCATTGTAGAGTTTGCCGCTTTCATCGGGTACCCGAGCGGCCGCAACGAAACGACCGGTCACAATTATCGGTTCACCGTGATCAATGGGGGTTCCCGATGAGCAACGGATTTGTTCTTCATGAAGACTCCCAAAGGGTCATCATTGCCACCGGCTTTTCCAAAGCTTCAGACAACCGGAAAACCGGCGACATGATCCAAATCTGGATTCTCTGCAAAGCCGAAGATCCCGTCACCGCGATTCGAACCGGTCTAGACCGCATCATATGCGGCAATTGCAGACACCGTGGCCACGAAGAAAACGGTCGCTTCGGCGTTGAGCGAACCTGCTACGTCAACGAAGGGCAGGCTCCGCTTGGTATTTGGAAAGCTTGGAAAGCGGGACGATACCCTACCCTTCAATTCATGGACATTTTCGCCGGTCGGAAAGTTCGCTTCGGAGCCTACGGCGACCCCACCCACATGCCGCTTAGCCTCGCCCTCGCCATTGCTGGCGTTGCCTCCGGTCACACGGGCTATACCCACCAATGGCGCAAACCCTCCTTCCAAGCTTGGAAGCAATTACTGATGGCCAGCGTAGACACCACGGCGGAACTTGTGATCGCTCGCTCCATGGGGTGGAGCACCTTTAGAGTGACCCCTGACCTCGATCATCACTCGATCGAGACGCTATGCGCCAGCGATCGAATCGGGACCCCCTGCGCCGATTGTCTGGCCTGCGCTGGCTCCCGTTCTGGTGTCCGTTCAATCCATATTCCCGTACACGGGACCGGTGCCCGACACTTCAAGGAAGGGGTGACCAAGTGAAAACCGCTTTCGATTTGATTCAACGGGACGCGTTCAAGTCCGCTGTGGGCCGCGCCATGTTCTGTGGCCACCCCGACTGCGGGGTGATTCTCGACTATCGTCGGGCCGTTGAATTATCCGCCTGCAAGGGTCCGCATTACGTGTCCGTGAAGATGTTCTGCTCCGACTGCGCCGACCGTGTGCGCCCGATAATTGAGAGCAAACTGGGGCCGCTTGGATTGCGCCTAGAGGTTGTCGACGGAAGGGGGTTCCGGTGAAGCCCCTCCTTCGAGTCCTAGGCTACCTCGTCTTGTGTCTGCTGTTCACCTTCCTGCTCCTTCTCTCAGCCCTCGCCGGAAACGGTTAGAGTAGGCCAGTAAATCCCCATTGCGCCCCCGTAGGTTCATCCCTGCGGGGTTTTCTTTTGCCCGTAAGGTGTCCATCGCCCTCCCCCCTTTTTCCCTTCCTTGCCCGTAGTCCCGTCCTCGGATTTAACACTAGGTGACTAGGTACCCCCCCCGGACATCCAATGTCCCACCCCGCTATTTACATAGCACTCCAGGGTACGACACCCAATGTCCCACCCCGTTACACCCCGCCAGGATCCGCCGCCCGCGCCCCGCGCCCGCGATCCGCGGTCCTAGGATCTCATGGTGCGGTATTCCGGAACTCCCATACGCCATACGGATTTCGGAATTCGGAAATCCAAATTCGGAAACCGGGGTACAGGAAATCTTCATGGTGCGGCATTTTCCCTCTTGACGCTGATGGATATGGTGCGGTAGGTTGCGCCCATCGCCGCATGGTGCGGTGGTGCAACGAAAGGAATGCTATGAGTCCGATTGAGATATTGTGCGAGATGGTGCGGCTGCATGATCTTGGAATCAGGCCGCAGGTGGTGCGTGGAATGTGGCGTGAGGAGAAGGAGTGGGAGTTTGCGATTGAGCAGGCTCGCCAGCGTGTGCGTGAGTGGAACAATCTCATCGAGGGAGTGAAGGTGGGCCAATGAAACTACAAGAGATCAAGTCCGCGGTGCTGGCTGGGAAGACTGTGCATTGGAAGAACGAGGGGTATCGGGTGATCCATGCTCCGAAGATCGGGGAGTTCCTGATCCGCTTCGACTACAACGAATCGATGACCGGCCTGACATGGGCTGATGGTGTGACCATGAACGAGCGGGAGGAGGACTTCTTCCTTGGGGAGGAGTAGGCCAATCAACCGAACACTGAACCATCATGGGAACATGGATAGTACCCCCACAGTTACGCACCTTAGCCTCTGCACCGGATACGGGGGCATCGACCTTGGACTCGATCGGGTTATCCGAGGCATGCGAACTCTTGCTTATGCGGAGATCGACGCGTTCGCGGTCGAGGTGTTACTTGCGCGAATGGAAGATGGGTCGCTTGATGCGGCTCCGATCTGGACTGATGTACGGGATTTCCCGTGGCATTTTCTTCACGGCAGCGTGGATATCCTCAGTGCGGGATATCCGTGCCAACCGTTCAGCCATGCGGGACTCCGCAAGGGGGACGATGACGAGCGGCATCTCTGGCCCCACATCAGGCGAGGGATTGAGTCAGTCCGACCTTCCGTTGTCCTTCTTGAGAACGTCGAGGGCCACATCACGATGGGACTCCCCAGTGTCATCAGCGATCTGGAGGAGCTGGGTTACGAAGCAGCGTGGGGAATATTCAGCGCGGCTGAAGTTGGTGCGCCGCATCAGCGCAAGCGAGTCTTCATTGTTGCGACATCTCCCGACGCCCTGCGCGAACGAGGACAGTTTCCGATTGAATGGCTCAAGCCAGCAATCGAAGACGTTGGAGGCGATGGCACGGCGGGGAGAGCTGAGGACGGCGGCGACTGGGAATGCAAGCAATGTGGATCGCCTGTCTTTGGAGGGTGCGAATGCGATCATGGTGAATCTCAATGTCACAACTGCCGCGAGTGGACATATCCATTC